GCATTGCTTAAATGGAATGAGCTAGCGCCGCTCTTAACCAAGACGGGCGTATTGACCGAAACCGACTTACACAACCTCGAGGCTTTTTGTCTTGCTTATCAGCAATTCAGATTAGCTCAAAGATTAATTGATCAAGAAGGCTTTGTTGTTGATAGTGCTGGCGGTGTTAAGAAAAACCCGGCTGTTACGGTTTCCCATGAGGCCCAAAGGAACATGCTTTCGTTTGGCGCTGCATTAGGTTTGGACCCTGCTTCGAGAACAAAAATAAACGGCAAGCCGGAGCAAAAGAAAGCTAATCCTTTCGATAAGAAAAAATGACGTATTACCAAAAAGCCGTTCAATACGCGTTTGATATTGTTGGCGGTGAAATAAGATCGTGCAAAGCGGTTTATCAAGCTTGTGAGCGATTTATTAACGACATTGAACTTGCTGAAACTAAAGCTTTTAAATATTACTTTAATCCAAGCCACGCAGATCATTTGTGCGAGTTTATCGAAAACTTGCCACACACTAAGGGCGCTTGGGCCAGTAAGAAAGAGCTAATAAAGCTAGAGCCATGGCAGTGTTTGATATTATGCAACATTGGTGGCTGGCTAGAGAAAGGCACCGATAAGCGCAGGTTTAGGAAAGCCTATATCCAAGTGGCGCGAAAGAATGGCAAATCAATTTTTGCGGCTGGCATTGGCTTATATATGCTTACGGCCGATGGTGAGTTTGGCTCTGAAGTTTATTGCGGCGCAACCAATGAAAAGCAAGCTTTTGAAGTGTTTACGCCTGCTCGAATCATGTGTGAGCGAACACCGGATCTATTAGATCATTTTGGCGTTGATGTTTTTAAGCGCGTCATTAGCAGGGCAGAAGATAACGCCAAGTTTGAGCCGGTTATAGGCAATCCACCGGACGGCGCAAGCCCACATTGTGGCATTGTTGACGAGTACCACGAACACCAGTCGAATATCACCGTTGAAACTTTTGAAACGGGTATGGGTGCGCGGGCAATGGAAGGTTCACCGCTTCTTTTGATTATCACGACAGCAGGCCACAACTTAGATGGCCCTTGCTTTGATGAATACCAGATATGTAAAAAGGTTCTGGAAGGTTCTGAAAAAGACGAAAGGTTGTTTGCGATCATTTACGAGCTTGACGAAAGCGACGAATGGACCGACCCGGAAAACTTAATAAAAGCTAACCCAAATTTAGACGTATCAGTTTCAAAAGACTTTTTGATTGATTCGTTAGAGGTCGCAAAGAAAGACACTAAGCGTCAAAACTCTTTCAAAACTAAACACCAAAACCGATGGGTTAACGCGGCCGCAAGCTGGCTTAACTTTGAAGAATGGCGCAAATGTGGCGAAGAGTTAAGCGAAGACGATTTTGTAGGCTGGGATTGCATACACAGCATAGACCTTGCCAGCAAGTGCGACATAGCTGCGTACGTTAAAACGTTTTTTAAATATCTCGATGGAAAGTTGCATTATTACTGCTTTCCAAAGTTCTTTTTGCCTTCCGAGGCGGTTATAAGCGACAAAAGCGGCAAGTATGCAAGGTGGTTAAAAGCTGGTTATTTAATCCAGACCGAAGGCCAAGAAATAGATTTTGAATTTATTAAAAAGCATATTTTAGAAGACTCTAAAAAGTTTGGTGCTTTAGAGGTTGCCTTTGACCCTTGGAACTGCACAAAGATAGCTCAGGAATTAGCTGAAGAAGGTTTGCTTGTCGTGGAGTTTGGCCAAACCACTAAAAATATGAGCGGGCCTATGTATGAATGTGAAGGCGCAATAAAAGCGGGGCGTTTTCATCATCCTGGAAATGATGCGTTTGACTGGATGGCGTCAAATGTTGTTGTGAAGCCAGACCATAACGACAACATTTTTCCTAGAAAAGAAAGAGCGAGCGCAAAAATTGACGGCGCTGTATGCATGATAATGGGTGTTGCCCGCGCAATGTCTTACGAAGATAAGACAACAGATTACACAGATGGATTAATGGTTTTATGAAGCATTTAGCAGACGTTTTGTTTTTACTTGGGCTGCTTTTGTCTAGTTTTGGCATTTATCACGAGTTTTCACCCAATTATGCGGCGATTTTTAGCGGTTTAGTGCTGCTTTTAGTCGGTTTTTTCGCAGCTTTTAAGGTTAAAAAGTAGATGATTTTAGACCGTATTTTTGGAACTGAAGAGCGAAGCGGGTTAAAACAGCCCGCCGGTTGGTTAAGTGAACTTTTTGCCACTGGATCGAATTATAGTGGTGTTACTGTAAACGAAAGTAATGCAATGCAGCTTTCCGCCGTTGCTTCAGCAGTCAATGTAATTAGTAACGGTATAGCTTCCCAGGCTTTGCGGCCTTTCTCTAAAAAAGCCGAAGTCACAAACCTGGCGCAAGATCACGCAACGTATAAGCTACTTTCAAAGCGCGCCAATGATCACATGAGCGCTTTTACGTTTATTCAGCTTTTGCAATCTCATGCTTTACGATGGGGTAATGGTTTTGCTTGGATCGATTGGGGCCAGACTGGAAAGCCAAAAGCGCTTTGGCCTCTTAACCCTTCGGCGACTCAACTGCTCAGCAAAAATGGCCGCTTAATTGTTGATACGCTAATCGATGGGAAACAATTCTCTTTCCCTTATGAACAAATAATTCATATAAAAGCGCTGGGCAGCGATGGCTTGAACGGTGTTTCGCCGATCCGCCAACATGCGGAAGAGCTAGGCATCCAAATTGCTGCGCAGAATTTCGGCGCTGAGTTTTTCGGAAACGGCGCAACGGTTCAAGGTGTTATACAGCACCCAGGGAAGCTTACAGAAGAGGCCAGAAAGGCGATTAAAGATAGCTGGTCTAATGCCTTTAGTGGTTCTGGAAATCGCCACAAAACGCCAGTCTTGCCCGATGGCATGGACTATAAACGCGTAGGCATTCCACCGGAAGAGGCGCAATTCTTAGAAACTCGTAAATACGGTGATACGAAAATCGCCCAAATTTATAACGTGCCACCACATATGATTGGCGATCTTTCTAAAGCGACCTTTTCGAATATCACCGAAGAAACTATGAACTTTGTTCGCCGCACGTTAAATCCTTGGTTTGTGCAGTGGGAACAAGAGCTTGATTATAAATTGTTTTCGACCATCGAACAGAATCGGCTTTTTGTAAAATTCGATAAAGCGGATATTTTGAAAGGCACACCGAAAGAAGAGGCAGAAAAAGACGTTTCTTTGATTAATGGCGGCATTTTGACGAGAAACGAAGCGCGAACGGCGCGTGGTTTAAATCCTATTGATGGCTTGGACGAGATTTTAGTCCCGTTAAATATGGTTGAAATGTCTGAAGCGGTTAAAGCTCAAGAACCGGAGCCAGAGCCAGAGCCAGAGCCAGAGAGACAACCAGAGCCAGAGCCAGAGCCAGAAGCGCAAGAGCAAAACAGCATCGACTTTGGGCCGTTAGTTCACCGCTTTGCTGAACAGCTTACGAACGCGGAAAAAGGCGTATCTAAAAAAGATCAGCTTTTAAAATGGCGGAATGGTGACGCGTCCAAATTTATCGAAAGGCACCTAAAGCCTTTGGCTAAATCTTTAAATAAGCCAGCGGTACTAGATGAGTTTACACGCCAGTATAACGACATTGTTTTAAAAGCCGGTTTGCTGCTTGATGAGCAAATGATTGCTAGAACTCTTGAATCATTAATCAATGAGACTGATGAAGGGGGTTTGTTTCGTTTGACCGATGACGAGCAAAGACGCTTAGCAATCGCAGAAGCGCAAAAGCTCTACCCTGAATTGTCGAAAGAAGCTATTGAAGGCTTGGTGAATGAATCCTGAACTTAGAAAAGCGTTAGACAAAGAGCTTTTAGAAACCCGAAAAAAAGCCGTTTCAGGTGTAAGGGTTGAAGGTCTTGAAGATATGCTTGACCGCGCACAAATACCAGGCCCGCAAGGTCCGAAGGGCGAACAAGGCCCGCAAGGTCCGAAGGGCGAACAGGGCCAGAGAGGTGAGCAAGGCCCAAAAGGTGATAAAGGCGAACCAGGCCCGAAAGGTGAGCAGGGTCTAGATGGTAAGCAGGGCGAGCCAGGTCGAGACGGCCAAAAGGGTGATAAGGGCGATATTCCAAAGCACCAAACAAACGCGGGCAAGATAAGGTTCGAACAACCTAACGGCAAGTGGGGCGCATGGGTTGCACTTAAAGGCGCTGGTTCCACGGTTTACATGGGCGGCGGCTCGTCCGCGCAGGCCACTGGATTCTTTGGTTTCATTGACTATAACGACACTTCAGGGCCTACTAGTCTGGTAGCAGATACATGGACTGATATCCCAAATAACGGATTAGGTGCTTTCACTAATAAGACATATAAGCCTGAGAAGATCAATGAAATTCTGGATACCAGTACAGGTTACCTAGACTTCACAGAATTACCTCTAGGTAGTGAGCTTGTCGTACGTAATGACTTTACTGTGACACCATCAACAAACAATTGCTTACTTGAAGCAAGGTATTTGCTAGGTGATGGTGCAGGGGAGTATCCATTACAGTTCTGGTCTGAACGATTAGACAGTGGTAGTGGTATTCCTTATCAACGAGTTACAAGCTTCCCCATCTACATGGGTGATTTAAACACACAACAAAACCCAGGAAAGATGCAGGTTAGACTTTCTACAGCAGGTAGTGTTGTGAACGCAGGTGTTTATGTCTCTATAAGGGTGAACCAAGGTGAGTATTAAAATCTATAAAGATTCATCAGCAAACGCTATCTTTATTGAAGATGCAAACGGGGTTCAATTCTTGAATAGCCTACAGGCCACTGTAACTAACGGCGCTTGTAATGTCCGTGATTTAGCTAAAGATATCGATATTGTAACTGAACAAGCTTACACTGAGTTTGTGGATGAAAATGACAATGCCTACGGTGCAGATTCCACAGATGTGTGTAATGCACTAAATACACTCTTCTCTGCGTCAGGTACGGCAGGTTCAGAGCTACCTAGTATCACTTCAAGCTTAGCAATAAGCCTAGTGCAAGGTGAGACTCTTAACTACGAGTTAACAGCAGACTATGGTGTAGGTTACGAGTGGGACTTATCAAATGTATCTGGTGTGACTACCGTAGAGGGTAACAACCGGAAGATCATTGGTGGTAGTTCCCTTACAGCAGGCTCTTATAACATCCCTGTTAAGGCTATCAACTATAACGGTGAAGATTCTGAAACTATTGTACTTACTGTTAGTACACCACCTTTTGCCAACACTAAGTCAGTTCAATTTAATAATCAGGATTGGTTAGGTGCTAACGCTGGTATCTTGCAAAATGTTTTAGGACGTTCCAGTAACGGATCTGGATCTTCAGATGCTTGGTCTATTAGCTTTTATTGGAAGGGAAGCACAGCAAATCAAGGTCAAACGATCCTTTATTTTGGTGATAACGATGTGACCAATGGAGGTTACATTCAGTTGATGCAGATTAATAGCAGCGGCAATAAGTTGCTTAGGCTCAGATACGGCAGTAACAATAACAATCTGAGGATTCAAACCCCAGCGGGTGCTATAACCGCGAACACTTGGCATCATGTTTTAATCACTTATGATGGAGGCGTTACTGGTTCTTCTTCTGGTGATCTATCTAACTACTATTCACGATTCAAAATCTTTATCGATGGATCGGAGCAAACTACTAATAACAGTCATTCAAACTACGGTTACACTGCTTCGATTGATCCAGATAATTGGAGAGTGGGTAGATTCAGCTCTGGGAACTACATGCGAAGTGGTTCAAAAGTAGACGAACTTGCTATTTGGGACTCTGACCAGTCAGCTAATATAAGCGATATATATAATAGCGGCGCGCCCTTCGATTTAAGTACATTAACTACACAGCCTAAGCACTGGTGGCGAATGGGGGATGGTGACACATATCCATCCTTACAGGATAGCGGGACAGAGGCTAATTGTATATTTCAGATGTACAACATGACCTCTGCTGATATTGTTAGCGATGTTCCTTAATAAAAAGATTTAGGTGATATAGATGGCTGGAAATATTGACATTAATTTAGGCGGTGTAGTTGATGGGCTATCTAAACCTTTAAATAGCCTATTTAGATCAGATGAAGAGAAGTCTAGAGCCAGACTAGCTATAAGCGAGAGATAGACATGATTGAAATTGAAAGACGATTTTTTAAAAGCGAATTAAGAGCAGAAGACAGTAAGCCGGTTGCCGGTTATGGTTCTGTGTTTAACGCGCAATCTGAAGATTTGGGCGGTTTCCGCGAAATTATTGCGCCGGGTGCTTTTGATGGTCGGTTAGACGATGATGTAAGGGCGCTATTCAATCATGATCCCAATTTGATTTTAGGCCGAACGAAATCAGGCACATTAAAATTAAGTGTTGATGATGAAGGTTTAAGATATGAGGTTGATTTTCCCAACACAACGCTAGCCAATGATTTGCGCACAAGCATACAGCGCGGTGATGTTGATCAATCTAGTTTTGCTTTTACAGTAGATGAAGATGACTTTGAAGAGCGCGACGGCGTAATAATTCGCACGATTCACAAAGTTAAACGTTTATTCGATGTAAGCCCGGTAACTTATCCAGCTTACCCTGATGCGTCCGTGGGGGTTCGATCTCTTGAGAACTTCTTAAATAAGCGCGGCGCAAGCTCAGAAATCAAAGAGCTACACAAAGAACAGTTAGAGAAACTAAGAAATCCGAATTGGTAAACCGCGTTCCGTTGAACGATTGCCAAATCGAAAACAGCCCGCCATAAGCGGGTTTTTTTATGTCAAAAAAAATAGGTGACAACATGAAACTACAAGATTTACTACAAGAACGCGGTCAACTTGCAACGCAAATGCGGGACATGCACAAAACCGCAGAAAAAGAAGACCGAGGCTTTAGCGCAGAAGAACGCGAAAGCTGGGACAAAATGTCGGATAAAATCGACGAGCTAGACGGTCGAATCAAAGCAGAAGAACGCGCTAGTTCTTTATCGGGCTACACTGCTGAAGATATCGAAGCAATGAAGCCTGAAGCTGTTCGAGAAAAAGAAGCTTCAGAAATTACCCAAGGCGATGCTTTCAGCGCTTTGTTACGTTCCACTGAAGTTGGTATGAATGGCCTTTCTGCTGAACAAAAACAAGCTTTAACGCGTGCGCAAGCGAAAGGCACCGATTCTGCTGGTGGCTATCTTGCTCCTGATGAATTTGCTAATGAAATCATTGTGGCTATGCAAGCATACGGCGGCATTCGTGGCGCTGCTAATGTTATGTCAACGGCTACGGGTAACACTTTAGATATCCCGACCAATGACGACACTAGCAACACTGGTTCAATTCTTGCTGAAAACACGCAAGACAGCGAACAAGATTTAACATTCGGAAACGTTCAAATGGGTGCATATAAATACACCTCGAATATTATCCGCGTTCCTGTTGAGCTTCTTCAAGATTCGGCATTTGATCTTGACGCTTACATTTCAAGTGCATTCGCTGAACGACTGGGCCGTGCTACTGCTGCACATTACGCAACAGGTACAGGTTCAAGCCAGCCACAAGGCTTGAGCGCTGCAACTTCAGGCGTCACAGCGGCGGCAACTGGCGCAGTTACTTACAATGAATTGCTTGACCTTAAACACGCGGTAGATCCTGCTTATCGTGGTAACGGCTCATTTGTTATGAATGACGCCACTTTCCTTGCTGTTAAAAAGCTTGTTGATGGTAACAGCCGCCCGTTATGGCAGCCTGACATTGCACAAGGTACCCCAGGCTTGTTAGATGGTTCGCCGTTTATCATTGATCAGGGTATGGCATCTATGGGAGCTAATGCTAAGCCAATTGTCTTTGGTGATGTTTCTGGCTATTGGATACGTGACGTTTCCGGTATTACTGTTCGCCGTTTGGTTGAGCGTTACGCTGATTATCATCAGGTTGGCTTTGTCGCAATCATGCGCACAGATGGCGCGATTGTAAATGGCAGCGGCTTACGCGCCATGACCATGGCCGCATCTTAAAAGCTGAGCAATAAACTAAGGGCGGCCTAGTGTCGCCCTTTTTATTTGGTGGGTTTATGAAAGTAGAAATGATAGTGGCTCAATGCGGGCCAGCAATCGACCGGAAGCCCAAAGATATTGTGGAAGTTTCCGAAAGAGAAGGGGCGGCACTAATTAAAAGTGGTGCAGCTAAGCCGGTTAAAAGTGCAAAAGTAGAAAAGGCTGTGATTAATGAAAATGAAGCTAGTGACGGAGCCAAAAAGCGAGCCGGTAAGCGTCCAACAATTAAAAAACCAGCTACGAATTGAACACAGTGAAGAAGACGAATTATTAAAAACTTACATTGTCGCCGCTCGTGAATATGCGGAGAGCGTAACCAGCAATAAGGTTTTAAAACAGCAATGGCAAATCGCTTTCGATGAGTTTAGCGATTCTATGGAGCTACCCATAAGACCATTGATTAGTGTTGAATCGGTGCAATATGTCGATACGGACGGCGCAACACAAACGCTAGATGCTTCAATTTATAGCGTTGATGACTTTGACTTTAGGGCAAAAATAAACCTCGCATACGGGCAAGATTGGCCAGATACACGAGCGCAATCTAACGCTGTATTAGTTAACGCTACTTTTGGCAACAAGCAGCCCCCAAAGCGAATACAGCAGGCTATATTGTTGATGGCTTCGCATTGGTATGAAAACCGCGAGGATGCAACAGAGGCCAGCTTAAGAATAGTACCCCACGGCGCATTACGGCTTTTATCGGTTGATAATAACAGGCATTTTTAAACATGCAGAGCGGCAAGCTAGATAAGCGAATAGAGTTTCAATCATTGACTGAAACCTCGGACGGACACGGCGGTTTTGTTAAATCATGGACAACTCATTTCAAAAAGTGGGCAAGCATTGTTCCAGCTTCATGGGATGAATCTTTTAGAAATGATCAAGACTTTGCAACGCTTCGCGGTTCTATAACTGTTCGTTTCGACCATCAAACGAAACGCCTAGATTCTAAATATAGGGCGGTTTATGGCACACGGGTTTTTGAAATCCAAGGTGTCGCAAACACAAACGAAGCTAACCGGCAAATACAGCTTAATTACTTAGAGCTTATTTAATGGAAATGAATATAAGAGTTGAAGGCTTGCAAGAGCTTGAGCGGCAACTGGTAAAGCTTGGCGCTGAGATGGGGCATAAGCAATTGAAAGGGGCGCTAATGAATGCCTCTCTGCCTGCTTTTAAGCGGGCCAAAAACTTAGCGCCTGGATCAATAAAAAAAGCTATTACCAGGCGCTCCCATAGAAACGCTAGAACATTAAAAAGGACTATTTACGGGCGGGGCGTTTCTGGAAATTCGGCGGCGGGCATTTCTCTAGCGGTTATTTCTAAAAAGGCACCCCATGCTCACTTGGTTCATGATGGTACTGATGTTCGCTACACAAAAGGAAAAGGAAAAAAAAGACCTTATAAAAACGCCTTCAGGGGAACAATGAAACCTAACCCATTTTTAATAAAAGCCTGGAATTCTGAAGGTAACGAAAAGGCTATTGAACGATTTGAAAAGAATCTTAAAAAGCGAATAAAGAAGCTAACTAAATAATGTCTGCACAAACTATTTTAAACACGCTAACTGCTCACACTGGTTTGGCGGGGTTGGTCGCGTCTCGAATTTATAGGATACGCATTCCCCAAAACCCAACCTATCCGCTAATTCTATTTAGGGTTTCAGAAGAGCCACAAAACAGCCTTAGCAGCTCTAATGACATGAATTATGAAGCAGAGTTCGAGCTTTACGGCGCGAGCTTTTCAGAGTTAGAAAACATTAAAGCGCAATTGAAAGACGCGCTAACAAATGCAACAGATTTAAAGTCTGTATGTACAGCGGTGGCCGATGATGATTTTCAAGATGATACCGGCAACTATTCAATTTTTCTCGATTTTTCAATCTGGCTTTAACGCCAATATTTAAAACTAAAGAGGTATAAACATGACGGCTTTAACGTCTCAAGGTGCTATTTTAAAAATTGGCGACGGCGCTGGATCTGAAGTATTTAACGCTATCGGCGAAGTGATTTCCGTGTCTGGCTTAGGCGGTGGTTCATCGACTGAAATCGATGTGACTAACTTGTCTAGTACGGGCAAGGAGTTTTTGATGGGCTTGAAAGATGAGGGCGAAGTTTCAGTTAGTCTAAGTCTTGACACTGGCGACACTCAGCAAACTTTGCTAAGAACTTCACGCGATTCAAACACATTAAAAAATTTTCAATTTGATCTGACTGACGCGGGGCCAACAACTATTAGCTTCTCGGCATACGTTAAAACCTTCAATATTGGCGTGGCTGTTGATGATAAAATAACTCTGGAAGTTGCTTTGCGTATTTCTGGCGCGGCTACTTGGGCGTAATAAATGGCACACTTAAACCTTGAAGATATTCTGAACGCTAAAGACACGGACGAGCAAAAAGTATTTATTCCCGAGTGGGGCAATGAGGAAAGTTTTGTAATCGTTCGAAGCATGACAGCAGAGGCCCGCGACGCTTACGAGCAAAGCTTGTTCTCAACTAACAGTGAAGGCGATTTCGAAAGAAATCTTGATAATGCCAGAGCCAAATTAGTGTCTGCTTGCGTCATTGGCCCCGATGGTTCCCGCATGTTTAAAACAGATGCGCATGTTAAGGCCCTTGGCAGCAAATCGGCGGCGGTTGTAGATCGCATATTTTCAGCTTGCCAGCGGATTAACGCCATTTCTGAAAAAGACGTTGAAGAACTAGCGGGAAACTAAAAAACCGGCCTACTCGTTTATTTCTGCATGAATATGCGGTGGTGATCGGGTGGCCGGTTCCTCTTTTAGAAAAGATCATGACTAGTCGTGATATAGCCGAAGCAATGGCATATAACCGGCTGGCCCCGTTCGGTGAAAAGCGGGCAGATTTGAGGGCGGGAATTATTGCGAGCGTGATTGCAAATAGCAACGCGTCTAGCAAGTCAAAGACCTTTAAACCTCAAGATTTTATGCCCGATTTTTCAGGCAAACCGAAGAAAAAGAAATCAATGAAAGCTCAAATTTTAGAGGCGTTAAATTTTGGCAACTCTAGCAAGCCTAGCAATTGACCTGACCGCAAATAGTGCCCAAATGGTTTCTGAATTACAGAAAGCCAATAAGCGCTTAAACGGTTTTGCTAAACAAACAGAAATGGCGGGACGGGTTTTAAAAACTGCTTTTGTTGGTGCAACAACTGGCATGTTTGCGCACATGGTCAAGGAATCAGTTGATGCCGCCGACCAGATTGGAAAGCTTAGCCAGCGTTTAGGGATTTCTACCGAAGCACTTAGCGAACTGCAACACGTTGCCGATTTGTCGGGCGTTAGCTTTAACACTATGACGATGGGCTTGCAGCGGATGACCCGCCGACTAAGCGAAGCAGCGGCAACGGGTAAAGGTGAGGCGGTACCTGCTTTGCAAGAGCTTGGCATTAGTGCTGAGCGTATCGCTCAACTAGCACCTGAAAAGCAATTTGAAGTTATTGCAGACGCTTTGTCTGGATTAGCTAGTGAAGGAGATCGGGTTCGCTTAGCCATGAAGTTCTTCGACTCTGAAGGCGTGGCCCTTGTGCAGACAATGGGCGACGGTGCGCGCGGCATCCAAGCTATGCGAAAGGAGGCGTCTGCTCTAGGTAAAACATTATCGAACGAAGACGCCAAAGCGGCGGCTGATTTTAATGACCAGTTAACCCGAATGAATGCGCGGCTTGATGGAGTTACCACAAAGCTTGGTATTTCCATTGTTAAGCCTCTGAATGAGTTAGCCGAAGCTATAAATTTTGTTAGCGATGCCAAGCCCGCCGACCTATCGGAAGATTTAGATACTTTTGGGGATGCCGTTAAAGGGATTGGGTTTGCAGCTACGGCGGCGGCTCAGTCTTTGTCTGGCTTGGTTGTTATGATGTGGAATCTTAACCAGGCTAGGATTGAAGCTTATGAGGGCTTGCTTAGTTTAGATGGCGAAAAGCTAGGCAGCGCGGCGGAATTAGCGAAAGAATCATTTGCCGGGTTTAAGGAAGAGCTAAATGATATTAAACAAATTTACTCTGAGCTTTATGGGGAGGGAGGCGTTGCTGTAAGCGGCGAAAACCCTGAAGGCGGCACTTCCGACAATCCTTTGGGTATACCTGGTCTTGGCGGGGAAGATTCAAATGACGAACCAAACCCGATTGATAAGATTGAGGAAAGCTTATTCACACAAGAAGAGGTCTTGCAAGAGGCATATTTAAGACAGCGGGAAATGCTCATTGAAAATCTTTTGTTTGAGCAAGGCGAAAAAGAAAAATTTAGAAAGCTAGACGAGAAGCTTACACAGAAGTATTTAGACAACATTCTTAGGCAAACCTGGTTTCACAATCAAAAAACTCTCAAATGGGAAGCGCTAACAGGCAAACAGAAATACCAAGTTGCTGAAGGTACATGGAGAAAGTTAACGGCTGGCGTTGCCGCTGGCAATGAAACCATAGCCAAGATTAACAAAGCTTTTGCAATCAAAGACGCCATTGTAAATACATATCGCGGTGTGTCTCAATCGCTCGCTGCATATCCCATGCCTATAGCGGCGGTATTTGCTGCTATGCATTTGGCAGCGGGGCTTGCAAATGTGCAACAAATTCGAGGCGGTGGTGGTGGTGGCGGTGGCG